AAGTTGGGTTTCCAGCACCAGAGGCTTATGCTCGCATTACTCACTTTTCTGGCACTAAAGACCAAATCCAAGTGCAAGTAGCTATTCATTTTAATGAAGATGCTCGGCATGGCAATATGGCTACTGTCAAAGAAAATGCTCACTACATTGCTATTGAGGATTTAAAGGGCGATTTAATTCCTGCAATCTATGAAGTCCTAAAGACCTTTAGTGACTACGCTGGTTCAGAGGATGCTTAATTATGACTAATTACACATGGGCAATAACAGCTTTATACACAGTAAGTCAGCCTGACCCTGATTATGTAGTAAATGCTATTTGGAAACTGACGGGAGTTGATGGTCAATACATAGCTTCTATTGGTGGCAACACTATCTTTACAAGCCAACAGGGTTCTACCTTTATTCCTTATGACCAATTAACCGAAGAAATTGTTATTGGTTGGGTACAAGATTCATTAGGCGAAACAGGTATTTCTAATTATGAAGCTAATGTGCAAGGTCAAATTGACAGTCAAATTAACCCACCAGTTAGCCCACAAAATACGCCCTTACCTTGGGCATAAAGGCAAGTCACCAACCTATTTTGGTGACAATTTAAGGAGAATTACATGGGACAAGATAAAAAGACCCCCATTACTATCGACGAAATAGAGTATGTGTACGAAGATTTAACTACGGAACAACAGGCACTATTTAATCATTGCGTTGATTTAGACCGTAAGATTAACTCTGCACAGTTCAATATTGACCAGCTTAATGTTGGAAAACAAGCCTTTATTGAGCGACTTAAAAAAGCCCTTGAGGTAATTGTAGAGTAATGTTTCAAACTGCCTTTCAAGTTAATGCGTTTCAAAATAACGCATTTCAGATTTATGTTGCACCTACTCCCGTAGGTGGGGATGATGGTGGCCATTGGACTAAAGAAGAATTAAAAAGAATCCAAAAAATTCATCTAAAAATTGCGGAAAGACAGCGCAGATTAGAACAAGCAACAAAAGACGCAAATACCAATCGTAAGCAAGCATTTAAAGATTTGATTGATCCTGTTGCAAAGGTTAAGCAATCTAAAGTACAATTAAAACAAGAGGTTAAAGCTGATATACCGTTAGCTGAAACAGAAGATTTACAACGGTCTATAAGCTACCTTGAAAAACAACGGGATAACATCCTTGCGGCAGTAGCTTACAGAAAACAGCAAACTCTTATACAAGAGCAATTGAGGTATATGGAAGCCAAACGCCTAGAGGAATTAGACGATGAGGAATCCATATTAATACTTCTACATTAACCATTTGCCCTAATTGCGGGTACAGCGAAGGCAACCATCTTAAGGCTAAAAAGTCTGACGAAGAATTTTTTATAGAGTGGTGGACACCTACTATTGGCGAAGAAGCCGCCAAAGCATCTTGGCAAGACAAATTAGCAATGAAAACGCGGCAAGCCCCTATGGTTATGCCTGACATTGAAGGCCATATTTCTATGGCTGACGGTACTTGGGTATCTTCTCGTTCCAAACACCGCGAAAACCTAAAACGCAACAATTGCATTGAATTGGGCAATGATGTCCCGACACAACAAAAAGTGCATGAAATTTCAAAAAAAGATCAAGAAGCCCGTAAGCGTCAAATTGCGGAACTAACCTACGCCAAATTAAGATAAGGAGCATTAAATGAGTGAAGAATTAGACCGCAGAGATATGTTAGATGCCGCATTTGAACAAGCCGAAGAAGGAACACTTGAAGCCCCCGTTGAAAAGGAGATAGAAGTAAATGACGATCCAATCCAAGCCGAAAGCAAGCAAGAAGCCAGTCCTGAAGAAAGCAACGACCGTGACGAAAAAGGTCGCTTCAAGGCCCAAAAAAGTAACGACACCAGCGATAGCACCAATCAAGATAGTTCTGAAGAACCTGAACTGGTGGCAGAAAATAGTTCTAAAACTGAAGCAGATGTAAGTCCAACGCGCCCAACTACATGGAAAAAAGAGTATGTAGAAGTTTGGGAAAAGATGAAGGATGGCAAGCCGTTAAACGAACAAGAGTTTGTTAAGTTTGCTGAATATGCCAACCAACGCGAAGCAGAATACAAGCGCGGTGTATCTGCTTACAAAGCAGAAGCTGATAACGCAAGACAATTAACCCAAGCCATTGGCCCGTTTGTTCCTGAACTGCAACAACAAGGAATCCACCCAGTAGCTTGGATTAATAATCTTGGTCGCGCCCACATGATTTTGACCAAAGCACCATACCAAGAAAAAGTGCAGATGTTTCATAGACTTGCACAAGATTATGGAATACAATTGGATCAAAATGCAATACAAACTCCTGAACAGGCGTATGTAGACCCTTATCAACAACAGTTAATGCAACAACTTCAAGCTACACAGCAACAAGTTCAGCAACTGTCAGCGATTCGGGAGCAAGAGGAAAATGCTCGATTGACCAATGAAATCAGTCGAGTTAGTAGTGACAGAGCGCGGTTTCCGCACTTTGACATGGTTAGGGAAGATATGGCTCAACTACTTGAGCGAGGTTTAGCCCAAGACCTTGAATCGGCTTATGCAAAAGCTGTGCGTATGAACGATGAAGCTTACAAACTAGAACAGGACAAACTCCTGAAATCGGCAAGTAATCAAGCATCTAAAGCACAACAAGTAGCTAAAGCTAAAGCAACTGCTGTTAGTCCACGATCCGTTACACCTAGCGGTCAAGTGTCGAAGGCAGAAGCAAAGGATAGACGCTCTATGCTGATGGCTCAATTAGCCGAAGCCGAGAGTGGTCGGGTTTAACTTAATTTAATAAAGGAAATATCATGGCATTCGCTAATAGCGCAATTACCGATATTATCGCTACTACCATTCAAAGTCGTAGCGGAGTATTGGCAGATAACTTGACACAAAACAATGCAATTCTTCAGCGATTAAATTCTAAAGGTAATGTTCGCCCATTTTCAGGCGGTAATGTTATCTTGGAAGAAATCATGTACAACGACCCAAATACTAACAACGCTAACTCTTATAGTGGCTACGAAGTATTGAACATCACTCCTGATAGCCCAATTTCTGCGGCACAGTTCAGCATTACTCAATATGCTGATTCTGTAACAATGAGTGGTTTAGAAATGTTGCAAAACAGCTCTAAAGAAGCAATTATCGACTTGTTAGATGGTCGTATGCAAGTTTCTGAAGCTCGTTTGCTTAACCGTATTTCTACTGACATCTACGGTGACGGTACAGGTAACGGTGGTAAGAACATTACTGGTCTAGCGGCCGCTATTGCTACTTCACCTACATCAGGAACTTACGGTGGTATCAACCGTGCTAACTGGGATTTTTGGCGCAACCAAACAAGTTCAGGTGCTGATTCTGCCGCATTGATTCAAGCCGCTATGACTAGTGCCGCTATCAAATCTGTTCGTGGCACAGACAAAACTGACTTAATTGTTGCTGGTAACACTTTGTATTCACGCTATGTAGCTTCTTTGCAAGCTATCCAGCGTATTGCTGGTGTTGAAGAAGGCGCGGCTGGTTTTGCATCCCTTAAGTTTTACGGTGGTGGTATGTCTGCTGATGTGGTATTAGGCGGTGGTTATGGCGCACAAGAAAACGCATTGTATATGTACTTCTTGAACACCAATTACATCTTCCTACGCCCACATAAAGAGCGTAACTTCGTTCCTATCGGTGGCGAGCGTCAATCGATCAACCAAGACGCTATTGTTAAGCTTTATGGCTGGGCTGGTAACTTAACTTGCTCCAATAGCTTCCTACAAGGCGTGTTGACAGGTACTTAATAGTATCTATTAACCCAACTTAACTTAATAAAGGAAATTATCATGGCATATTCAGTAACCCCCCTATCAGGCATTGATTTGGTTAGTATCGTACCAACAACTACACAAGTTATTGGCGCAACAACCGTAACCGTGCCTTCCATTGGCCCACTTGGAACTCAAGTATTTGGTTCTGATGGTCGTTTGTATGTTTTGGCACAAGCTAACGCAACTATTGCCGCTAACACAGCCGTATGTACAGTTAATGCAACTACCTTCTTGGTAACTGCAACTGGTGGATCATATTTATCCACAACTACAGGTTTGGTAGCTGGTGATGTAGCTTGGTTTAGCGAAGCTAGCGTTGGATAGTAATTTGTAGTAAAAACGAAGGGTTACCTCAAAAGGGTAGCCCTTTTTTTGTTTAACTTTTACCTTAACCACTTAAGGAGATTTAAAAATGGCTTTACCATCAGATGAGCAGGGAGCAGATTCACGCTTACAAGTACGCTTTTACAAGCGACCAGTACAGCAGGAACAGGAATCAATAGAAGCTGGCAGGCCAATTTTCAAAGAATTTGATTTTGTCCATATTTGTGTAGCTGGCGATACATTAACCGAAATTGATACATACGCATTAGCAAGCCACAGACAGCGTTTTCCTATTCAATGGGCAAACTATATGAACCGTGTAGGCGCAAATGACAAAGAAGTAGTCGGCACACCTGTTTCAGAATGGCCTTTAGTGTCAAAATCCCAAGCAGAAGAACTACGGGCAATGAAGTTTCACACCGTAGAAGCTATTGCAGGCGCATCAGATCAGCAATTACAGCGTATGGGCATGGCGGCAGGTATGTCACCCTACGCTTTTCGCGATAAAGCAAAGGCATTTTTAAATTTAGCGACAAATGCGGCAGAAACTGACAAGCGTGAAAGCCAAATCAATGCTTTAAAAGAAGAACTTGCCAAAAAGGAGCAAGAAACTGCTAAAATGAAAGCTGAAACTGACCAAAAATTAGCTCAAATGCAAGATCAAATGGCGGCAATTTTAGCGGCAGTAGGCGAAAAAAAGCCTAGAGCAAAAAAAATTAAAGAAGTTGAAGAAGCTTAATTGTGCCTAGCAAACTTGCCGTGATACAAATCCCTTGCTTCATGGGCTACGAGATCGGCAAGTTCTAAATCTGCAAAATACCCTAAATATTTTTTAGTTTTATTTACAGTAATTTCAACTCTAAAACGCTTATCTTTTTCAACCCAACTAACATTTTTATAGCCTGATGTATTGTCTTTTCTAATTTTTACATTCCATTGATTTTTAGTGTTATCTGCTTCTCTCAAATTTTCAATGGTACTGTCTGCTCTATTGCCGTTTATATGGTCTATTTGTACTGGCAAATAACCATAAAACATTAAAAAAATTAAACGATGCAACAAATATGGTTTTTTTTTAACTGTAGTACAAAAATAACCCGTTTTTGTCAAACATCCGACTTTTTTACCAATTTTTCCCCTTTGCCCAATTTGAATTTTGTAATAAAGGTGTCCATCCTTATATTCAAAAATTTCATGTAAATACTCTTTTGTTAGGGTAAAATTAGCTTCAGACATAGCAACTCCGATAAGTTGTGTTGTTTAGGGGCGAAGGTAGCGCAAACTGCCTTCTGTTCCGAACCATTATAACCCAACTACTTGGGTAAAAATACCAAGTAAAAGGATATAAATATGTCATACAATCTGCTCCAATTAGTTCAGCAAGTAACTGCCGAATTAAACCTAGCCGTACCTACATTTGTAGCTGGTAACACTAGCCAAGATGTGCAACAAATTCTTGCGTTAATGAACCGTGCAGGGTACGATTTGGTTAAGGAGCATGATTGGCAGGCATTAGAGCTAGAGTATCGCTTTTATACAAACGCAATAACCACGACCTGCGACACTACGAATGGTACTTACTTATTAAATAACATTCCTAGTACCGCGGGGCTGGATAGCACTTACTCTATTGTTGGTACAAGCGTTCCACAAAATACCTATGTTGACAATGTAATTGATTCAACTAGCTTAACAACTACCCAGCTATCTTCTGCAACATCTATTGGCGGTTCGGTTACATTTAGTAAGACTATCTACCCATTACCGCCTGACTACGAAACAATTACAGACAATACTCATTGGGACAAGACAAAGCATTGGCAGATGCTTGGCCCAGTAGACGCACAACAATGGCAATGGCTCAAATCAGGCTATATTTCAACAGGGCCGCGTGTCCGTTGGCGTATTCTTGGTAATGAATTTCAGATTTGGCCACCATACAATACCCAAGAGTATTTAGGATTTGAGTATCGTTCTAAAGGGTTTGTAAGAGATGCCGCTGGCAATGTAAAAAACAGTTTTACAGCCGATACAGACACAACAGTATTAGATGACACGATTATTGTGTTGGCAACAAAGCTTAAATACTTTCAAATTAAGTCATTTGATACAACAGCGTTGCAACAAGATTACCAGCGTTATTTATCGGTTGCCAAAGCCAATGACAAGGGTTCTGCTACATTGTCGTTTGCCCCACAACCTAGCGCGGTTCTTATCGGTTGGGCAAATATTCCCGATACTGGCTATGGGTCTTAATCATGGCACAGCCTAAAGGCCGTACTGCGGTTACGACATCGTTATCATCGCCTATTGGTGGGTGGAATGCTAGGGATTCTTTGGCAGATATGCCACCATTGGATGCGGTGCAGATGGTCAACTTTTGGCCTACCACAACCGATGTCCAATTGCGTAAGGGCTACACAAAGCTGTCTACAGGCATTACTGGCAAAGTCTATACAGTAATTAACTACCCGTACAACAACGCACGGGGTTACAAACTTTTTGCTTTTGCTGACAGCAAGATTTACGATGCAACAAACGACCCTGCTGTTGAGGTTTTTAGTGGTTTATCTAACGCAAAGTGGCAATATGTCAATATCAGCACCGCTGGTGGCGATTTTATTATTGCTTGTAACGGTGTAAACCCAACCCTGATTTATGACGGCACAGCATGGGCGTTTATGGCAACAACGCAAACTGCCCAAACAATTAGCAGTATCACTAGGGGCGGTACAGGAAACTTAACTGCTACCCTAACCACGGCATCAGCGCATGGTTTAATAACAGGTAACAGAATTACTGTGTCAGGCGCAACGCCTTCACAATTTAACGGTACTTTTGTCATTACCGTAACAGGAACGACTACCTTTACTTACACGATGGCAAGCGCGCCCAGCGGTAATGCTAGTGTTGTTGGGACTTACACAATCACAGGAATTACGGGCGTAAATAGTAACACATTTGTTAATGTGAACTTGTTTAAAAATAGACTTTATTTCTGTAAAAACAACAGCTTAAGCTTTTATTATTTGGATGTCCAAGCAATATCAGGCGCGGCTACAGAATTTGCTTTAGGTGCTTTTTTCCGCAATGGCGGGTACTTGCAGGCTATGGGTACATGGACACTTGACGCTGGTTACGGTGTAGATGACTTTGCTGTGTATGTATCTAGCATGGGCGAGATTCTTGTGTATCAAGGATTTAACCCTAGCGACCCTAACAACTGGGCAATGAAGGGTCTGTGGCAGATGGGCCAAACCTTTAGCCGTAGATGCTTTTTTAAGTGGGGCGGTGACTTATTGCTATTAACGCAAGATGGACTACTTCCGTTGACATCGGCATTACAATCTGACCGACTAGACCCTCGTATCAACCTGACAGACAAGATTTACTATGCTGTTTCCCTTGCCGCATCTAATTTTTCACAAAACTTTGGCTGGCAAATTAACTTTTTAGCCGCTGAAAATATGCTTATTTTGTCCATCCCTGTGGATGGCGGAATGGAGCAGTATGTAATGAACACTATTAGCAAGTCTTGGGCGCGATTTACTGGCATAGAAGCTTACTGCTTTGCAGTATCGGGCGATCAGGATATGCACTTTGGTGGTGATGGCTATGTCGGCAGATTCTTTTATACCAATACTGACGATATAAACAACATTGTAGGAACTTGTCAGCAAGCTTACAGCTACTTTGATACCCGCGGTCAATTAAAACGATTTACTCTAATTCGCCCTATTATTCAGACCGATAACGGTATGCCTACGGTGTTATGCGGTATATCAACCGACTTTGATACCGTGCCATTGACCAACGAAATTAGCTTTAACCCATCATTATTGACCGTTGCTAAATGGGATGTAGATAAATGGGATGAGGTAAATTGGGGTGGATTCCTAACAACTAGCAAAAACTGGCAGGGAGTTACAGGAACAGGTTTTGCGGCATCGGTCAATATGAATGTGGCATCGCAAGGAATAGACTTTCATTGGGCATCTACCGACTATGTAATGGAGCGTGGCGGAGTTCTGTGAGGACTGTTACTACAGAAAATCAACGCTACATGGGCGATTGGCTGGTTCGAATGATGAACTACCCGTTGCCCGAAGAAACGGTATGTATTGGGCAAGAAATTGACGGAAATTTAGTGGCTGTAGTTGGATATTGCAGTTTTATGCCAAAAGCTTGCCAAATGCACATTGCGGCAGTAGACGAAGTGAACTGGGTTAGTAAGGATTTATTGTGGGCGGCTTTTGATTACCCCTTTAATAAACTAGGAGTTAGCGTTATACTAGGGCAAATCTGTGCTAATAATACAGATGCCTTAAGGTTAAACCGACACTTGGGCTTTAAAGTAGTAGCCGAAATACCCGATGCCCATATGGATGGTGATTTGGTAATTATGGCTATGAGGAAAGAGGATTGTCGGTGGCTTGACATCCAATGTCCTTTGAAAAAGTTAAAAGGAGTATGACATGGGTGGTGGTGGATTTTTAGGATTAGGGCCTGCGCCAAGTGCGCCAGCCGCGCCCGACTATACAGCGGCCGCTAAAGAAACGGCACAAGGTAACCTTGATGCGGCAAGAGCCGCTACTGCGGCAAACCGCGTAAATCAGGTAACACCTTACGGCAATTTAGACTACACAATTAACGGTCAAGACCCTTACGGAAATCCTACATGGACAGCTACCACAAGTCTTTCTGATGTCGGTCAACAGCTTTTAAACAACCAAAATCAAGCAAGTTTAGGTCTTGGTAGCACAATTAATGCCGCTTTAGGTCGCACCCAAGATGTAATGGGGCAAGGTTTTAACCCTAATCTTCCACAAGTAGGCATTAATGCTGGTCAGAATTACCAAGATGCCTATATGCAACGCCTTTCACCGCAAATCGGTCAACAGCGTGAATTGCTAAACAATCAACTGTCAAATGCAGGTATTCCTGTAGGTTCTGAAGCTTGGAACAAGGCACAGATGAATCAAGGTCAAAAAGAAAACGACCTGCTTGCCGCGGCAACTACACAAGGTTTTGGTACTGGCTTACAAGCAAATCAACAAGCTTACAACCAAGCTATGACTAACTACAACTTGCCACTTAATACATTAAGTTCATTGCGTACAGGCGCGCAAGTACAAAACCCTACATTTGTTAATAGCGCAAACCAAGCTACCACCAGCGGCCCTGACTTGTTAGGCGCGGCAGGTATGCAATATAACGCACAGATGGGTGACTTTAATGCCAAACAAGCGGCACAGTCTAACTTTAATAGCGGTTTGATGGGTCTTGGCGGTGCTGGAATTATGGCTATGTCAGACATTCGCACCAAAGAAAGCATTGAACCTATTGGCATAGCTAACAACGGATTGACCGTGTATAAGTTTGAATACAAACCTGAATTTAAAGATTTTGAACTAGCTGGTCATGGCGTTCATTATGGCTACATGGCTCAAGAAGTAGAACAAGTTTATCCATACGCTGTACATACACTTAATGACGGCTATAAAGTCGTAGATTACGGATTACTATAATGCCTAACCCATATATCAATCCTGCTATGCAAGCACAAGATTTAGGTGGCTTAAATGCTGTCTATCAGAACATGGCGGCACAACAGCAAATGCAAAATCAAGCGGCTATGCAAGGTCAACAATTGACCCAACAAGCTGGTCAAACACAGCAGGGCGGTGGCATGAACCCTATGGCTATGGCTATGATGTTGCGTAAGCAAAAGCCTAATTATGACCAATGGCAAACCGCTGGCTCAAATGATATGTTTGGTGCTAACAGTAATGGTATGGGTGCTGGTCAAGGTTATGCAGGAATGAACGCAGACATAGGGTTATAAGGAATAATTATGGCTGATAATATGATTAACTTGGCTGGCAATATGCCGCCCGAATTGATGGCTGAACAGCAACAGCTTAACCGTCAACAGCGTTTAGCCGATTTGCTTACCCAACAAGGTATGCAACAAATGCCTGCTGGTAGCATGGTATCAGGTCGTTATGTTGCTACTAGCCCGTTCCAACATTTAGCTCAAATTGCTAACATGGCGGCAGGTCAGTATGTGGGTAAAAAAGGTGACGAACAAGCGGCTAATCTTGCTCAAAGATTACGCGCTCAAGAAATGGGCGATATTGAAAAGTTCCAACAAATGAATGCTGGTGCGCCATCACAGGCTGGCAACTTACCGTTAGCTGGAACTAATCAAGCAATGGGTTCAATAGAAGAACCGATGGGTCAATACCAAGCCCCAGTTGCGGCAATTAAGCCTAACCCACAAGCCGCTAATTTGTTTGCCGCTAGTTCTTACAGCCCAGCTTTACGGGCAATGGGATTAAAGCGATTAACTGAAGGCCCTAAATGGAAAGAAATGACTTTAGTTGATCCTGCAAATGGTAACAAAGTAGCTGGTTTGTATGATGAAAGCAATCCAAATCCACGCACAACTTGGACACCATTTGGCACTTCTTCTGAAGCTATTAGTCGTTCCGACATTCTTACATTGCGTGATCGCGGTATTGCTGTTCCACAAGCAAATATGCCAAATGCTAATGCCCCGATGATAGGTGCGCCATCAATGAATGCGCCTGTTGGCAATGCCCCTGTTGTTAGCGGTGGACAAGTAAATGCTGGGCAACCTACAATTAAACCTGTATCAGCTACAAATGCAACATCACAAGATTTGATTAAAACATACGGCTATGATCCATTTAAACCGCCCCCAATGCCGCCTATGCCAAGCGGTGAAGCGGCTAGAGATTGGCAAAAGAATGTATATAAACCAATTGAAGGTACTGAAGGTTCGCAAGTAAACGGTGCAAAACTGTATTACAACTCGCTTGAAAAATATAACGATTATGTTTCTACTTTGACAGCTTCTGATTTGGCAAAACCTAGCGTAAGACAAATGCTTACTTCCTTACACGCTACAGTTAAGCTAACTGGTAAAGAAGCTAACAAATTAGGCGTATTAAACGGTGGTGATGAACGCATCTTGGATGAGGTAATTCCTAACTACAAAGATATTTTTGTAACACAAGAAAATCTTAAAAAGATGATTCAAAATCAAAAAGAATTTGCTAGTGGCGTTATTGTTGAAGCATACAATACTCAACAAAAAGTTATACCTGAAAGTATGCGTAAATATATTGCTGTGCCAAAAGTTGTAGAGCCAAAAGCACCAACTAGCACACCAAAACAAACTGGCGCAACGGCTAAAGCCATATTAAATGGTGAACAAATTGAAGTTCGGAATGGTAAATGGGTTTATTCTAAAACTGGTAAGGAAGTAAAATAATGTCTGATACTTTACCGCCACTTCCAAAAGGGGCTGTTCTTGTAGAGGGATTACCACCTTTGCCTGAAGGCGCAGAATTGCAACCTGAAACGGCTTATGACCGTTTTCTTAAAAATATACAAATTCCTAAAATGCAGGGAAATGCTGTTGTTGGCCCTATGGCTGTTGCTGGTGCTGGAGAATTAATTAAAGGCGCAGGCGCGGCAACTGAATTAGCTTTTCCTGAAACTGGTCGAAATATTTCCCGTTTTGGTGAAACATTAACTAATCAAGTTAAAGAACAATATCCAGTAGCAGGAACAGCAGGTCAAATTGGTTCATATTTAGCACCTTATTCTGCCGCACAAAAACTTGCAAGCGGTATTAAAGCAATTCCACAAGTATCTAATGTAATTGGAAAAATACCTAGTTTTGCTACTGCTGTAGGCGAACAATCTGCTATTGGTGCAGGTACTGGCGCATTATTGACTCCAAGCGTTGAAGATCGCGGTAACGCGGCCACTTGGGGTGCGGCTACTGGCCCATTAGGTGAAATTATTAAACCTGCGGCAAAACTTGGTGGGTGGATTGGAAAAGAAGTTTTAGGTCTTTCTACTGGTGCAGGGCCACAAGCCATTGAAGAAGCGGCTAAAGCTGGCACAACTGGCAATCAACAGTTTTTACAAAATTTGCGTGGTCAAGTGCCTGTACGGGATGTACTAGAAGCGGCTCAAGGGGGTTTACAAACCCTTAAAAGTCAGCGTAAAGCGGCTTATGAACAAGGGATTCAAAGCACTAATAAAAATCAAGTTTTTTTAGATTTTAAACCTATTGAAAAAACTTTTAATGACACTTTACAAGGATTGACTGTAAAAGGTGTTGGTGGTGTACAGGCATCAAGAGTAGGACAAAAAACGCTAAATGAAATTGGTGAAATTCGTGCTGTTATTAATGAATGGAAAAGCAAACCTGAATTACATACAGCAGAAGGTTTAGACGCTTTAAAACGCAGAATTGACGATTTGTATAGCAATGATATGTCAAAAGAAGCCAAATCTATTTTGACCCAAACACGCGGTAAAGTTAAACAAACTATTGTTAATCAAGACCCTAATTACGCTAAAACAATGCGTGATTATGAAGAATCACTAGGCCTTGAACGCGAACTTGAACAAGCATTAGGATTAGGCGATAAAACATCTATTGATGCCGCAGTACGCAAATTGCAATCATTAACCCGTAATAATGCTAATACCAGTTTTGAATACAGAAAACAATTAGCTGACATTCTTAAAAAAGAATCAGGCGTTGATTTAATGCCAACTTTAGCAGGTCAAGCATTAAATACTTATGTCCCAAGAGGATTGCATCGCATTATTCCAAGCTTTACAGCAGGAAGCGGTATTACAGGAGCAATGACTATTGGCGCATCAGGTTTAGCACCTTTAGCTACCCTTCCATTGCAAAGTCCACGATTAGTTGGTGAAGCTACTTACGCGGCAGGAAAAATGGCAAGACCAGTATTAGATTTGGCAAATTCGGGTACTCCTGAACAAAGAAAACTGGCAAAATTATTAATTATGAGAGCCGCCCAACAAGGAGCAACAAATGAGTAGAAACGGATCGGGTACATATACCCTACCTGCTGGTAATCCAGTAGTTACTAATACCACAATTAGTTCTACATGGGCTAATTCAACGCTGACAGATATTGCTAGTGCTTTAACTGGGTCTGTAGCCGCTGATGGTCAGACACCGATGACTGGCCCATTAAACTTAAATAGCAATAAGATTATTAATCTTGCTACCCCTACGCTTGATACAGATGGTGCTACCAAATTGTATGTAGATACTGCCGATGCTTTAGCACTTTTAAAGGCTAATAACCTTTCTGATGTTGCTAATGCTACTACTTCCCGTACTAATTTAAGCGCGGCTAAATCAGGCGCAAATAGCGACATTACTTCTATTACAGGCTTAACTACTGCACTAGCGGCTTCTCAAGGTGGTACTGGTTTAACTTCTGCTGGCGCGTCAGGTAATGTATTAGTTTCTAACGGAACTACTTGGACTTCTGCGTCAGGAAATGTAAGAGGTGGCATTACTACCGTAACTTTGTCTACTGCAAGTCCTAGCGCAACATTAACATCTGCAAGCAATCAATATATTCGTGTTGTATTGGATACAACTGTTCCTTATTTGCCTAGCATTGTTATGCCTGATATGACTACTTTGACTACAGGTCAAGGCTACTTTGTCATTTCAAATGAAACAGGATTAGCTTTAGCTATAAAAGATACTGGTGGAACTATTCGTGAATATTTGCCGTCAACTGGAAGCTATACATTAAATATTACTTCTACTGCAACAACAACAGGTGTTTGGTATTTTAAAAATAGTCCATCTTTATTTGCAATTTATTCAGGACCATCTACACTTATTCCTCGTTCTAGTTACATGGTAGCCCCATCTGATTTAACTAAATCTACAAGTGGTGTAATGGTTAGATTAAATAGCACTAACTTTGCTTATGTATACACAGAAACAAGTCAAACCGCTACTTACGCAACGCTATTTACTGTAAATACTACAACAGGTGCTTTTACTGTCGGCAATAAAATAACTGTTGTGGCTACTACTTACAACGGTACTATGAGTTGGGATACAGACGATGCTGGTCATGCTTTAGTGGCAATAACTGTAGGAACTACTTTAGGTACTTTTGGTTTATCTGTATCAGGTGGAACACTTTACGCTTCCGCAGTAAATACAGTAAGCGTAGGTAGTTATAATGCTAGTGGACCTTATGTAGCTTATTTAGGAAGTAATAGTGCTTATTTGTACGGTTGTCAGTTTACGCAAGAAACAGGCTGTTGTGGCGTTAATTATTCTACTTATATTCGTGGTGGCACAGTAACAGGTACAACATCAGTAACTTATACTCAATCTGCCAGTAATACAAACTTTGCCGTTGCCGCTAGTAGCGTAAGAACAAGTTTAACTACCTTTATTATTGCTGGTAGATATGTGTCTTGCACTCCATCTGCAAACACATTTACTCAAGGTGCAAGAACAACAGCTAGTGATGCTGAAAGTGCAGGTGCTAATAGAATTTCAGGACAGCAAGGCTGGACATACTGTACTGGCAAAATATTGCAAAATGGTAGCGTGTATGATGTAACTAACGCTGGCACAGCTAGTGTATTGGCTAATACTTCTACTTCTTACCAAGCAAAAATACAGCTTTCTACCAATTATTTAACAGTAAATGGTGCAACGCTTAATGGTGGGTACGGAACTACTGGTACTACTTATTTAGTTTCTTCAAGTAAAGTAATTTTGCTTGGTGGTGGCAATCTACTTCAAACTGACCCTACATCTTCTACAATGAATATCAGCGCATCAGGTGGTGGTGCTTATGGCGGTGGTGTTCCAACTTCAATGACCCCAAGCGTTAATTTATTGATGAGTGGAACTTATGGTATTGGTTTCAATTCTGGCAGTAGCATTACAAACTTATATTTGCAAGGTTACCCCATTGCTACTTCTATTGTTTAAGGAAAATTATGACTGATGGTTTAACAACTCCCGAACTAACGCCCAATACTTCTACGCCAACAGAACCTACAATGCCTGATTTGGGCGAATCTGTAGTTATTGAACAAGATATTCCTATTGTTGATGATGGCTTGCCTTTTACTCCAGTTGTAGTTGATAACAATGCAAGCTAAACCAATAGCACCAGCGCATACCTTTAATTATGGTGGCGCAAGGGTAAATATCTATCATGCCGATAAAGGTACGGGTTTGCCTAGCCACACCCATCCGTATGACCACGCATCGTTTTGTACCGCTGGTTCTTGCGTTGTAAGAACAGCTAAAGTAACAGCTACTATTAATAAAGATTCACAGCCGCTTAACCTAACTGGTAAAGAATGGCACGAAATAGAAGCAATAGAAGATGGAACTATATTTGTAAATATATTTGCCGAAAATAAATATTAATTGAGAAAATTATGTCATTTGAAATCGACCCCGTTAAGTACGGCCAGCTTTGGGAAAAAGTTGACCAACAAACTGCCAAAATAGATAAGTTAGAAGCTGGCATGGAAGAATTGCTTGCTTTGGCTAACAAAGGCAGGGGTGGATTTTGGGTAGGAATAATGGTAGTTTCAGCTTTTTCTACATTAATTGGCTGGGCAATTCATTGGGTTACAGGTAAATAATGTTTGGAATAGACGATATTATTGGCGTAGGAATGAAGCTTGTTGATAAGCTTATTCCTGATCCAGCCGCTAAAGCGCAAGCTCAATTAGAACTAGCTAAATTAGCCCAAGACGGCAAATTGGCTGATATTCAAGCCGATATAAATGAAGCACAAGAACTTACTAAACGCGCGCAAGCAGACATGGCTAGTGATAGCTGGCTTGCTAAAAACATACGCCCTATGACCCTTATAGCTATCATTTCAGGCTATTTTATCTTTGCGTTTATGTCAGCATTTGATATGGACACTAACGAAAGATATGTAGAACTATTGGGACAATGGGGTATGTTAATCATGTCATTCTATTTTGGTGGCAGAACGCTTGAAAAAATAGTTGACATGAGAACAAAAAATGGATGATAAAAAGGTTTCTGAAGTTATAACTATGATGGTGACTTCTACCCTTTGTGTAGTAGTTATCAGCATGGTATGTGCAATGCTTGTCGGTCTTTTTGACAACGATATTAGCAACGATAAAATTTTTGAAGTTATTACACCAGCTTTTCAAACAATTATTGGCGGATTTATAGGTCTTATAACAGGTATAAAAATTGGCGCAAATGACGAATGATCAATTAAGCAAATTAGGCATTGGCCCTGAATGGCTTGATCCCCTAAACGAAACATTTGCCAAGTACGAAATAAACACCCCAAAGCGTCAAGCCTGTTTTATCGGTCAATGTATGCACGAATCGGGCGGATTTAAGCACCTTGTGGAAAACTTAAATTACTCTGCCAAAGCTTTAATGAACACTTGGCCCAGCCGCTTTCCTGACATGGACACGGCACTAAAATATGAGCGTAACCCAGTAAAGATTGCGTCTAAAGTCTACGCAGGTAGGATGGGCAACCTGACGCCTGAAGATGCTGGCAAGTACATCGGGCGCGGATTGATACAACTTACTGGCAAAGAAAACTATGCAAACTGCGGACTTGGTTTGGGTGTGGATTTTATTGGGAATCCTGATTGGCTGGCTACTCCTAAATATGCGGCTTTGAGTGCAGGCTGGTACTGGAACAAAAAAGGGTTAAATGCGCTGGTCGATGATATTGAAACCATGACCAAACGCATTAACGGTGGGCTTATTGGCCTTGATGACCGTAAAGCCAAAATTAACATGGTTTTAAACGCAATTAGCTGATAGTTCTCCAAAAGCCGTAAGCAAACACGGCTAAAAACAATAAAGCCCCACAGAACGCACCAAACCCGTCAAAATCAGACGATTCGGGTCTTTGTAAGGCGGTAGCATAGTCAGCATCTTTAAACGCTTCTGACGCTGTTCTGTAGGTCTTGCCGACCATTCCTTTTGACCTTGTACTCATTGCAATACCCTCACGCTTGGTACTGTTGGCGGGCTAGGCGGTACGCTGTAGCTTGTAGTCCCTACTACGCCTGTAGTTACACCGCTGGGAGTGCTAAAAACAACCTGATTGGGGTAGATTGTGGCCGTTTGGGTTGTGTAGCCCATCGGGTTTACAAACTGGGCTGTATTGCCCTGTATTTGAACTGTACCCACATTAAACCCACGACTGTCGGTCATGGGATAGGTTTGCGCTTTAGCTGTGCCGTAGCCAAACATACATCCCAACAAAGCACCCAGTAAACACGCTCCGATAAAGTCTTTCATGATTTTCTCCTTAAGAATTAGCATATGCGTAAGCGGCTTCATCCGCGTCTTTTTCAAACTTATCCCAATTTAATGCGTGGATCATTTCCCATACGCTGATGTCGGTATCAGAAATATAAACTTCGCAGATTTCACCACGGCCGTAGCCGTGTATATCTACCATTGTGTCACCTACATACAAATGGCCCATGTAAGGTGCTTTTTTAATTTTATTCATTTTCTATCTCACTTTTTTAAAGTATGCCCCCCGTAGGGGGCTAATTAATTAACAGGTTACTGCATACCAATTTGTACCGTTGTTATCTTGAAAATCTCTTGCTGGCTCACGACCGCATGGCGTACCATCAAACCAACCACCGTTGTATTTGCAACCTTGTTTGGCAACAGATTTAGCAATTTTTTCAGCTTCAGCTTTTTTTGCAAAATACAAAACGCTTAATGAAATACGGCCGTCATAAAACCAATCACCTTTGACGCTACCAAACCAAAGAACTTTGCCGCCTTTTTTAATGTCATTCATTTAAAACTCCTTTTTCTATCTCACTCCCCAATGGAGTAACTCCAGTATATTAAGCCAGCTTAACAATGTCAACACTTTTTTAGTAAGGAAAACCCTAATAACAAAAAAACAACATATACAAAATGTAGGGTATTTTATACATTTACCAACAATATGTATAAAAAAGGGCAGTATTTGGCAGTTGGTAGCTGTTAGGTGGAAAGCCGCAAAAAGCCTAACTTACTGCATCCTACTATGGCGGCTTAACGCCCTAAAGAAGTTGGGGTACTTGCTTCTTTACGCTTTCCCCCGTTCCCGTGAAGGAATTAAAGATTGTTTTTGATCTGATAGACCCGTAACAAATGTTGAAAGCACTCCCAGCCATTTTGTAGCTTGGATTCTTCCACTTCTACCAATTTTACTTGGTTTGTAGTGCCGTTGACAAATACGATAGCACAGCGCGCGTTGGGCAAGTTTAGGCCTTCACGATAGCTCGCTAGTTGTAGTTCATGCTCAAAATATACATCAACTTTGTCTAAATCCGTATCTTTTGTCTTGAAGTCAACAATGTAGCCTGTACCCTGACCGTTGACAGGTTTAGCCATCAAATCGCACTTGCCACCAAACCCTAACGGATGCCCAAAAGACTTTTCTGCAAGCCACGGTTGATTTCCAAAATGATGCTTTAGTACATCATCTATAGCATCAAGGTAAGCTGGCTTGACAGGCATATACACCTGCTCAAAATAGCTTTCAATAATGGCGTGGATAGCCGTACCGCGCTCTGCCGCTTCCCTGCCAGTAGAACGGCTGTCCTGCATAACGCGCTTTAGCCATTCCTGTTCGGGTTCGTTTACTTCCCTAGGCAAAGTTAAGGCGGCAAGTAAGACCTGTTGCAACTTCCAGTTTGTCAATCCCGCTTTGTCCAAGACATTGATGATTGTGGTAACGCTGGGAAGCAAACCTTCTTTTCGCGCATCACGCAAAGTCGTAGGTCTTTCGCCAGTTTTTCCGATGGTAGTGTAGGCAGGCGTACCCTGACGGGTATACCAATGGCCGCTATCTTGTTGTTTGTCTTTAATTATCATTGTTTTCTCGCTTCCACCATTGCGTCAGCAATTTCGTAAGCCAATTCTGACATTTTTGCTACGCCTTCAAGCCATCCTTTGCCTAAACTTCCGCCACTTCCCCAATTATGTTTTCTATCAAACAAAAGGCAAGACATTGCTTTAGTTGCAAAATAATCACGCACTTCTAATGGCGGCATATATGGTCCAGCGTGTTCTAAAATTACTTTCATGGTTGTTCTTTAAAATGGAATGTCGTTGAGTTTGTCATCTTCAATCGTAGGCTCGTTTGCTTCTCTAGCCTTTTGACCACGCCATTCAGATGATTCGGTAATCTTTTCTTTGTAATACTTTGGCAAAGCATCGTAATCTTCTTGCTTGTAGTCCTGTAGCCAAAAGATTTTGGTAGGGTTGATGCCTTCAGGCTGGGCCGCGCGAAGGGCTGACGGTACGGGGCTAATACCGCTAATGTTAGCGTACTTGCCATCTTCTGAATGCGTGATGTTGACCATGCAAAACTTACCCAACAAATTCTTAAGGTCAAAATTCTTTCTGTCCTCTGCGCTCATCTTCTTGTTAGACCAGCTTTCAAGGTCTTGACGCAATCGCGCTTGGTCACCCAAAGACACGGTATAGCGTTTAGACACAATTAAAGGTTTTTTATCGTCTGTCTGTAAAGGCTGGCCTGCATCGTCATCGCCATGCAACTCCCATGTCAACACGACCTTGTGCATAATTTTGGATTCGCCAGCCCATTCTACGGATTGGTGGCCCAAGTCAATAATGCTGTACAACCGTGCCATATGTAGCCCTGCTGGGGCTATTTTAAATTCTTTACTGTTATCTGAAATAATCATTATGCGTTCCTAAAAATATTTGAAAAGTCATCAAAGACTGCTTTTAATACTGGGTTTGGTCTTACTGGAGCAGGTAAACCGCAGGCGTAACGAAGGTCACCGATTTCATCGGCAGTTAGCATCATTCCGTCATCGAGGTCTTTAAAGATGCGTTCCAAATGTTCTTGGAAGCTATTGAGGTCTTGATCTTGCTCACTCATACGAGTTCTCCTAATTAACACGGCACATACCGTATTTAGATATTAAGCCAACTTAAATAAGATTGCAATAGATTATTTGAAATTTGTTGTAAAAATGTTAAGATAGCTTATGGAAAAAATATCTACAAGAGCAATGATTAAGTTGTTGGGCGGCCCTACAAAGGTGGCAAACCTAGTAGGGGTAAGCGTTCCAGCGGTGTCTATGTGGCAAAACGGGATAATTCCTTACGATAAGTTGGTGATCCTTGCCGCAACTTTAGAAAAGGAAAGTGCTGGTCTTATCACTAGAAAAGAGCTTTTTCCGCTTTCTTACAAAATGATATGGCCTGAATTAAGATGATGTATAATTAAGTTATTGAGGAATAGAACACTCGATAAATAGGGTTTTAGAGGTAACTTTGTGGGTTTAGGAAATGAAGTAAAGAGGCATTTCCCAAGCCGTTCTATCACAAAGCTACCCCTAAAGCCCTTTTTTATTGTCAATTCCCATTCGTACTCCAAACGAAATTAAGCACCTAACTGGGTGGCGTGGAAGAATACATCGGCTGATCTACACCTGATAGCAAGCCGCGCGAACTTAAATGGGTATCGCACAAGTTATAAGGACAATGGTGATAGACAACCTTATATCGATTGAACATTAACTTCGGTAGCATTAGTTCAAGTACTACTTCTTGAATGGATGAAGGCTTATCACCTTTGGGCAACCTATGACTAAAAAACAACACATTAGGGAAAACCACTACAAAATAAATCAAAACATTAAGCGCACTTAACTTATACTTAAGCCAGTTAAACTTATTTGGGGTACAAAATGACTTGGAACTTGCGCTTGGTTAACATGAGTAACTCTTACGAAGATTATTTTGAAATTCGCGAAGTCTACTACGACAACATGGGTAAACCCATTAGTCATAGCAAGGCGGCTATTGGTGGCGAGGACAGACTTGAAATTGATAGGTACATCGAACTAGCTAAACTTGCCCTTGACAAGCCTGTATTGAAATTTGCCGACAACCAAGAAGTAGAACACACCAAAATGTTAGAAGATGAATGTGCCGCATTAAGGAAACAGTTAAATGATCGAAACGCTAGTTAAACCCCAGCCGTTAGACAACGACATCGCGGTAATTAAAATTTTGCAATTACTGGGTCAGCTATCTTTAAACGATGTTAAGTACATTTATGACATCATTTCTAAAATTCAATTACTTGTCGAGGATGTAGAATGACATTTGCTGTGTTTTATGGTCTGTACCCCCGTAAGATGGCCCGTAAAGACGCTGAAAAAGCTTGGCGGTCTATGACTGCCGATGAGCAATTAAAGGCCATAGAAGCCCTGCCACAGCATCTTAAGTACTGGAAGATTAAAGAAACCGCTAAAGACTACATACCATATCCCGCGTCTTGGTTACGGGCTGGTCGTTACGATGACGAGCTTGACATCGAGCCGATACAAAACAAAAAGCCTGAACTGCCGTTTTACGCTACAGAAGAATTAACTTTAAAGAAAGCAGGAGAAGTTGGTATTACTCCCTATGCTGGCGAAGGCTGGCAACAACTACGGGCGCGAATTAGTCAAAAGATAAAGCAACTTGAAGAACAAGCCTGATCCTTTTGCGTCAATGATTCATGGGATTATTCATAGGCCCAAAGCAGTAAAACAGGCGTACCTAGTAGATTGGTACATCGGTGTAGCAAAGAAGCGTGGCTGGGATGCGGTGGTTAAGTTAATACAACAAAACCCCGAAACCGAAGCGGAAATAAAAATGTTAATTAAAAAGAGATTAGGAAAATGAGAGAGATAGACCCCAACAAATGTATAGACTTTATATTAGATAACGCAGGTAAGTATGCACAGGCAAAAGGTGAATTAGCCCAATTAGAAACATTTAAAAGTAGTCTAAAAGCCATTATGATGAAGAAATCTAATGAGCAAACCATTGGAGCGCAAGAACGCGAAGCCTACGCCAGCCAAGAATATCAAGATTTATGCGATTCAATAGGCACGGCTACAGAAAATGCAGAAAAATTGAAATGGGAATTAGAAGCCGCACGACTACGCCATTCCACATGGCAGACCCTAGAAGTATCAAACAGAACCCAAGATAGGATTTTAAAATGACCACATTAAAAGTAACCGAAGAATTTTTAATCCTTAAACTGCTTTGCAAGATGTATGACGATTCACTCAAATCTGCAAACCCTACGCAGATGCTAGAGTTAAGCGTAGACATTGCCGAAAGCGCAGAAAAGCTAGAACAGTTGACTGTAGACTACATTAATGGCGTTTAATGTCCAAGTTCCCCAGCTAGTTATAGATGCCAGCAAAGAGTTTGTAGAGCATAACAATTTGGGGATGCGCCCTGATGATTCTAACGGCACAAAAAGCCAGCAGTTAGTTGGGGTTATTGGTCAGAATATGATGGCTCACGCGCTAGGATTGCCGTTTATGCAACCGACCACAACGCATGATGGTGGCGTAGACTTTGTAATACACGGCAAAAAGATAGACATTAAGACAATGGGGCGCACAGTCACACCGACCCTAAAGTATGTTAATAACCTAATCGCGTCACAGACTAGGTTTAATGTTGATGGCTACATATTTTCTAGCCTAAACACTATTGACTACAAGTTGACTATCTGTGGCTGGTTACCAAAGGCAACCTTTTTATGGCTTGCCAAGTTTTACGAAAAGGGTACGATTCGCGAAAGAACTAACGGCACTACCTTTGAGTTAAAGGCAGACACCTACGAAATTGAAAACGAAGATTTGATCTATCAGGTAAAAAATTGGGGTGAGTTGTTTAACAGCATAAAAAATGACAAAAAATGAAAAAGAACGCAACCGAAAAATTGCTGAACTGGGATGCTCATTATGTAGGCATCAAGGCAACGAAGGAACGCCAGCGGAACTTCATCACATTAGACGAAGTGGCATACGAAGCCGCAGTCCAATTATTCCGCTTTGCACCTATCACCATCGCGGATCAAATACCTCAATACACGGAATGGGTCGTAAGCGGTTCGAGTTGGAATACCAAATCACGGAAGAAGAACTCTTTGAGCAGACGAAAAGGCTTATAGGTGAGTAGCTGGCTAATCATTGTTACGGGCCTTATCTACTTGTATATTGGCATAGAGCAGGGTGTAAAAGGTAACCTGCCTATGGCAGTTGTATATACAGGCTACGCATTTAGTAATGTCGGTCTTTACATCATGGCTAAATGATACATACCAGCGGTATACCAAAAAATGTGTAATATCTGATACAATTATTGCATTGCAACATTTAATAGGAGATTGCTATGTACGAAGATCAGTTAAAGAAGTTTGAAAAATTATCCGAACAAGCCATGCAAGTTTATGACTTTTGGATTGATTGCTTTTTAAAGTCTTTAAAAAACTTTAGCAAGTAATTAAAGTTCGTGTCCGTCAAAACCTAGTTCTTGGCCCACAAGCATTTTTCTACGCTTAAATGTAGCATCGTGCAATGTCCATTTACCTGTCTTATGACGGGAACAATGGATCATTTCGTGGGCCATTGACCTAGCGACGGTATCGTAGTGACCGCACCTAGCTTTGGATATACAGAAGATATGCGGTTTGGCTAGGGATTCATCGTATTCGTAGGTAGCCATTATTTGGTGGTCATCCACAATAAAGAAACGACATAACTCGCTGGGTGGTAAATCCCATTTTAAGAATGGTTCGCATTTAGCCAATGTCAAGTAAATGCCTTCAAGGATTTTGGGTGTGATCTTCATACACCGTGTATCTTACCGCGAAATTCAACTTCATCCTCGCCCCAAACCCTAATCATTTCGGGCTGTAAAAGCCTACCGCGTTCAAAAGAAAGCATGACAAAACCACTATTCCAATCTTTTGGGGTATCTTCCGTGTATGCAAATTGCTGACCATTGATGTCTGCTAATGTTCCTGTCTGAACCCCCCAGCGCGTTCCATTAAAATCTCCTACGGGCATAACCGACAAATGGTGCGTATGCCCTGTAATCATGGAAACACCGCTATTCAAGGAATTGGCGCGACCTGCGCTAAAACCGCCTTTCCATCGATGCTTGATGCAGGTATCTTCATTGACCCAAAATGACCAGCAAGGAAGCCACGCAGGGAAGTATTCTTTAAGAGTTGTACCCCTCACCCCTTCAAAGGCTGGAAGGTTCTCTATGATCCGCATTTCAAGCCTAGCATCGTGATTACCTAGCGGCCAATACAACTTTGCCCCTTTAGCTACAGCTTCAATCTCACCCAAAAAGTACTGGCAAGCTTCAAGTTCTTGTTTGACCGTGGGTAGCGCATCCCAATCCTGCCTTGGAAACCTGCTAATTGATGCCCCGTCTAGCGCGTCACCGTTGCACACGATGGCGGTAGGCTTAAACTCTTTAATCATTTCTAACAACGCTTTGAACGCTGTAGTGGTTTGGTCAGGCCAAAAATGGGCATCAGAAAATACAATAATCCGACCTTTTTCTAAATCCATGCCCCTGCGGGTATTGCCGACAGTCTGTTCTGTCTTTTTGTAATCGTTTAATCTTTTGTCATTAAAGCTAGGAAGGTTTAGTTTTAATCTTGTTTCTATGGAGCGTCTACGGTTATATACTGCTCTTTCGGACATTGCGTGGATTTTGGCAAATGTTAAAGGTGACCCTATCTTTTTCCATTCTTCTATAAATTGCTCATCCGTCAGATAATAGCCGCCCATATATAACCTTTATAATGGTAAAGTTAGCTCATACTAATCTATTTTAATGGAAAATCAATGACATACGCACGAATTGATACTAATCACAAAGAAATAGTCAAAGCATTGCGTGATGCAGGCGCAACTGTTGTTTCTTTAGCATCAATGAAGCACGGATGTCCTGATTTATTGGTGGGATATGCAGGCGAAACCTTGCTCATGGAAATAAAAAGAGATAGCAAATCAAAGTTTACGCCCGACCAGTTAGAGTTTTTAGGCAAGTGGAAGGGTGGCGCAGTAAGTCGTGTGGATAGTGTGGATGCCGCCATCAGAGCGTTAGGAATAATACAGAAAGTGTTATAAAATAGCGCAAAAGGAGCGTTTTATGGAAAAATCGATGGCTTTATTCCTAGCAACATTGCTACATTCGGGGACTAATACCCACTTTTTCCATTGGTCTACAAAGTCCTACGCTAAACACAAGGCTTTAGGCGGCTTTTATGAGCGCATCATATCGCTCACAGACGATTTGGCGGAAACCTTTTTTGGCATTTACGGTCAAATTACTGATTTTCCTAGCACATACCACCAGCCAAAAGAACCTTTGGCATATTTACAATCACTACAAGCATTTGTAAAAGACGCTAGGGGTGACTTGCCACAAGATTCCGAGATTGTTCAATTGATCGATAACATCGCGCAAGAGATCGATACCACCATCTACCTACTTAAATTTAAGGCTTAATATGCCACTCGACAAATCAGGATCAGCCGAATCTGTCGGCAAAAACATTAAGGCAGAGAAAAAGGCAGGTAAAAGTACCGCCCAAGCTACTGCTATTGCCTTAAATGTTGAGCGTGAAAACGCCAAAGGCGCAAGAAAAGCCAAGTTAGAAGAAGCTTACGGCAAATACATTGAGGAAAAAGCATGAAGCACATGGATCGCAAGTACAAAAAAGAAGATGCTATGTTGCGTGAGCATAAGCAATCTACCCTTGAAAAGAACCAAGCTGACCGCATTGCGCGCAGGAAGATGATTGCCAACAAGCTTAAAGACTTGGATAAAGAAGTTAAGTAAATGGCTTTAACGCTTGCTGACGCACTACGGCAAACTGGGTACGCACAAGGCGGCCAGTTACAAGCCCCTGCGCCAACACAGCCAAACCTGTCAACAATGGCAGGTGACTACTTTGCACAGCTACCAGCAACAACAGCACAAAACGCAATAAGTATGAATAACATGGTGCAAAACTCCATGCCATACAACTTTGACCCTAGATCAAACGGAATAAATCCTAATTACGACCCACAGGCGGCCAAAGACTTTGCAAACTATATGCCTAACTTTATGGGTTCGTACCTTAAATCTACGCCAAAGATGCCTAATCCTGAAGTTGGCACTAGGTTTGAAAGAGAATTTTTGGGTGGATTGGCTGAAAAAACACCAGTAAAAATAGAAGATTACAAAGGCTCTAGCGCAATGATTATGCCGTGGGATTCTACCAGCCGTAATTATGCTGTTAAATCTATATCGGGCGAAGCATTGCCATCTAACATCATTACCCATGGCGGCCACGATTATGCAAGAGATTTGGCCCATATGAAGCAAGGTGTAGCTGGCGCATCCAATTTAGGTATAGCTAAAAGAATACAAAAACGCGATGCACAGGCAAGAACAGAAAATTTAGCCGCAGGCGGTACTGGTGACATTATTCATTTGCCAGTAAGTATGGGCGCGGGCGGTGAAAACTTTAGTGTTATGCCTACGCAAGCTATGCTTGGAATCATAGAAGCTAGAGAGCCAAGCAAAAAGTTTATTAATGAAGTTAACGATAGTATCAGGGCGTACAAAGTTCCTAAAAAAGGAACACAACCCTTTAAAAACTTTGCTGGAATAGATACCGAAGAAGGGGTAATGCAACTATATTCAGGCGAAGGTGTGGGAAGTACCGCTGGTGAGTTGCGTAAAACATTTATAGACAAGACTGCTGGCCTAAAAAATAGGCAAGAGTATTTAGGCTTTAATGCTGAAGATTTGGCCGCGGCATTGCGTGATCCTGCGCTTGAAGGTGTACCTAAAGGCTATGTTGGTAACACTTTAATTAAAGTAGGCCCTGAAGGTATGCACCTGCGCCCAAGCCAAAATCCTACATACTCTACAGACTTTACTGGTCAATACATGGGTACGCTAGGAAACAATGTCCCAGTAGAGGTATTGTTCCCTAAACTATTCCCACAATTTAAACAAGCTTACGCAAACAAACAAGGCGATTTGCGAAACATGGCTATTGGCGGCCTAGAAAAGAAATCAAAAGGCGTGTCAGAACTTATAGACCAGCAGGTAATAGACAACTACTACAAGTACCTAGAACAGATGGGTAAATCAGGCTTGTAATTCTGCCGTAAGCAATTCAGACTGAAGCATATGGATTGCATCTTGTAGTAAAGCTACATAGCTATCGTTATCTAAATCAATAGCATCGTTGCTTAATTCACAGTCCATAGAACCGTTGTCATTGCGGCTTAATTTAATGTTAGGCATCACAAACTCCTTGTTTTGTATTACAATTATATCAAATATTAACTTATCTTAACAATTACTTGAGAAAGATATGAGCAATAAACAACAGACAAATAATCCAAAGGGTAGACCTAAAGGTAGCCCTAATAAGTCCACAGCACTCGCTAGAGAAGCGATTGCCAAGTTCGTGGATGGTAACGCTGACAAACTACAGGAATGGCTTGACGAGATCGCTATGAACGAGAAACTTGGGCCAAAGGTAGCGTTTGATTGCTTTATGCAGGTAGCCGAGTACCATGTACCAAAGCTTGCTAGGACAGAACACACTAGCCCACAGGATGAGCCAGTCAAAGTAATTCACGAACATAAGTTCCTAGATTGAAAGAATTAGTTAAGAAGTACGAGTACCCTTACAAGGCTAGAGAAGCTTTCCTTGATTTCCATAAACGCAAGGAACGCTGGGCTGTACTGGTCTGTCACAGGCGCGCAGGGAAAACGGTGGCTACAATTGCAGACGCTATTCGTAGGGCAATACACGAAAACAAACCTGATGGCAGATACGCTTATATTGCACCATATTACGCACAAGCCAAGAATATCGCGTGGGATTATCTTTTAAAATATGCAGAACCAGCCATTGTTAAGGCTAATCAATCAGAATTGTGGGTAGAACTTGTCAACGGAGCAAAAATTAGACTGTTTGGTGCTGATAACCCTGACGCTTTGCGTGGCCTTTATCTTGATGGCGTGGTATTAGACGAGTACGCAGACATGAAACCCCGTATGTGGGGTGAGATTGTAAGGCCACTATTGGCTGATAGACAGGGATGGGCTACCTTTATCGGTACACCAAAGGGCCATAATGCCTTTTATGACATCTATAACGAGGGTCAAAAAAACCCTAATTGGTATGTAAAGACTTTGCGGGCTGATGAATCAGGACTATTGCCTGATACTGAATTGGCTGATGCAAGGCAGTCTATGTCTGACAACCAGTACGAGCAAGAGTTTTTATGTTCATTTGAAGCGGCTATCTTGGGCGCGTATTACGGTCAAGAAATGCGTAGGCTTACAGACCTTGAGCGTATCACTACCGTTGACTATGACCCTATGTTCCCCTGCCATACAGCTTGGGACTTGGGGTTCAACGACAGTACATCGATTATTTGGTTTCAGGTGGTTTACGGTGAGATACGGGTACTCGACCACCATATGTCTAACGGTCAGGCGATACCTTTTTACACAGGTTTGTTGGCCCAAAAAGAAGATGAATTTGGGTACAAATATGGCTATCATTACCTGCCCCATGACGCTAGAGCAAAAACACTAGCTAGTGGCGGTAAGAGCATAATCGAACAAATTTCGACAAAAATCGACATAAAACACCTAAAAATCGTTCCAAACCTGTCACTTCAGGATGGAATACAGGCAACACGACTTGCATTAACTCGCGCTTGGTTCGATAATAGATGTGAAGAACTTATCGAATGTTTGCGTCAGTATCAACGAGAATGGGATGATGATAAAAAAGTATTTAGGGATCGCCCAAAGCATGATTGGACATCACACTCTAGCGATGCGATGCGGTATCTCTCAATTGTATGGAAAGATGAGGACAGCCCTATCCTCAAAGATGATCGCGTTAAAGGACTTCATGTCGGCCAAACGGATGTAACGCTTGACGAAATGTGGAAGATGACCCCAAAAACAGTTAACAGGAGAATTTAATGACAACAGCGGCCGCAACATACGCATTACCCTACGAACACACAGCAAACTCACAAACATTACAAATACTAGGCACAACAGGTGCGGTAGGTGATTATCTACACCGCATGGTTGTTACCGTAAATACTGCGGCAACTAGCACAGTAGTCCTTACAGACGGTGCTTTTGCTCACACTATAGTCAGGGCAAACACCCCTATCGGTGTTTATTCCCTTGAAATTAATGCTATATCCCAAACGACAGGCTGGAAACTAACAACTGGTGCTGGCGTGGAAGTTTTGTCTATGGGTAACTTTACTTAAGGATTTATATGAATCACGAATACCAAGAGTGGTACAACACTATTGCAGGCTACGAGCGCACTTATAAGGAGTGGGAAGGTCGAGCAGACAAGATTGTTAAGCGGTATCGTGACGATAATCGCACTAGAAACAATCCTAATGCCAAGTTTAATATCCTGTGGAGCAATGTCCAAACCATTACCCCAGCCATCTTTGCCCGTCTACCGCGCCCTGATGTAAGCCGTAAGTTTCGTGATAACGATCCAGTAGCCCGTGTTGCATCGATGATGCTAGAGCGAGCATTGGACTACGAAATCACCCACTACGGTGACTACAAATCGTCTATGAATCAATCGGTTACAGACCGTTTGCTTGGTGGTCGCGGCACAAGTTGGGTACGCTACGAGCCGCACATTGTTGGTCAAGCTGGTGGTGAAGCTGAAGGCGCGCCCGAAGATGGATTCCAAGTAACAGAAGATATTGATGAAGCTGAAACAGAAGGCGGCATCCATCGCGAAGATCAAGAGCGAATTGAGTACGAATGTTGCCCAGTCGACTATGTTTACTGGCGTGATTTCGGTCATACTATTGCCCGTACATGGGAAGAAGTAACCGCAGTATGGCGTAAAGTCTACATGACCCGCCCTGCTCTTGTTGAGCGTTTTGGTGAAGATTTAGGCGGCAAGATTCCACTTGACACCAAGCCCGACACATCCAAATCATTTAACGAAAAGATGGGCGAAGGCGCATCCGAAGCTGTTATCTATGAGATTTGGGACAAGACTAGCGGTGAAGTTATTTGGCTATCCAAGTCAATGGGCAAAATCCTTGACACCCGTGCTGACCCATTAAAGCTTGAAAACTTTTGGCCATGCCCAAAGCCGATGTACTCAACACTCACAAGCGACAGCTTAATCCCTGTCCCTGACTATGTTCTGTACCAAGACCAAGCTAGACAGCTAGACACATTGGCTGACCGTATAGACGGGTTTATACAAGCATTGAAAGTTCGGGGTGTCTATGACGCTTCTGAACCAAGTCTTGCCCGTCTGTTCTCCGAAGGCGAAAATAATACATTGATTCCAGTCAAGAACTGGGGCGCATTTGCTGAAAAACAGGGTATGCAGGGTGCTATCAATCTAGTAGACATCCAACCTATTGCGGCCGCATTGCAGATGGCTTATCAGGCTATGGATCAGGTCAAGGGTCAAATCTACGAGATTATGGGTATTGCTGATATTCAAAGAGGTCAAACTGACCCTAATGAAACCCTTGGCGCACAGATTATTAAGTCTAACAACGCGGCTGGTCGCTTAAAGACTATGCAACACGCAGTCGTAGACTTTGCTACCGAACTGCTGTCTATCAAAGCCCAAATCATTTGCAATCATTTTACAGACGATACGATTGTCAAGATTTCGGGCGCGATGCAGTTAAGTCAGAATGACCAACAGCTAATCCCACAAGCTTTACAGCTATTGCGTAACGAAGCCGCTAAAAACTTCCGCGTAGAAGTCACTAGCGATTCGATGATATTCCAAGACGAAATGCAGGAAAAGCAGGATAGAATGGAGTTTTTATCCGCTATGGGCCAATTCTTTCAGCAAGCCGTACCGATGGCTACTGCCGTACCCGAAGCCACACCGATGCTGATGGAAATGCTTAAATTTGCTGTTACTGCGTTTAAGTGCGGCAAAGGTCTTGAAGGAATCATTGACGAAACTGCTGACAAGTTCCGTGAGCAGGCTAAAGCACAAGAAGGTCAGCCTAAACCACCTAGCCCTGAACAACAAAAAATGCAGATGCAGATGCAGTTAGAGCAAGCCAAGATGCAAGCCACACAAGCACAAGCCCAACAAAATATGCAACTTGAGCAACAGAAGATGCAGATGCAGATGGAACTTGAGAAAGCTAAACAAGAATACCAAGCACAAGAGAACCAGCTTAAATTCCAGTTGGAA